ACAACATTCTTCCTTGCAGACGCAACTGCTGAAACAATCTATTTTGGTGGTGCCGCAACTAGTATTAATATGGGTAGCGTTGGCGGTTTAACCACAGTTAACACTGACCTAACAGTTACTGGCAACACAATTTTAGAAGAAAATCTAACAGTCAACGGCAACTTGACATTGACTTCGTTGAACACCAGTGGTGAAAACAACGACTTTGTTATTAGTCCACAGGGTACTGGTCGTGTTATCATTGAACCACAAGGCGGATTTACTTTAAATCCAACAACACTTGGTACTATTAATAATGTCAGCATTGGCGCAACAACAAGAGCCGCTGGTAGATTTACAAGTTTAGAAGCAAATGCTCAAACTAGATTTACTGCTGGAACTAGTAGTGTTGATTCTACCACAGGTACTGTGGTTTTACAGGGTGGTATGGGTATTGGTGAAAACTTAAATGTTGAAGGTAACGTAAGTGCCAATCAGTTGACATTGCGCGGTACAGTATTGTTCGAAAACGAACTAAGTGTATCCAGTGGTGGTACAGGCACTGGCCAATTCACTGCCAGAGGTATACTATACGGAAACAGTACAGATGCCATACAGGCTACAGCAGGCAGTGATTATGAAACCCCTTACACAGGTACTAACCAACAGACTAGTAATGCAATATTGACCACTAATGCTCAAGGTGTACCAGTTTGGACTGATGTCATTGATTGTGGAACATTTTAAAGAACGTGTATTTTAGAAACGGTAAATAATAACAGACAAGGAAAACGAGGAATATTATGGCATCAAGAATCCTTTTTAAGAGAAATAACAATGCGGGTGTAACGCCAAGTGCAGGATCGTTGGTTCAAGGTGAACTAGCGATGAACACTGCTGATGGTAAAGTCTTTCTAAAGAAAGAAGACGATACTGTACTTGATATCACCAAAACAACATTTGAACGTGATACTAGTATCACAACAAATGACGATGGTGGCACTACACCAAGTAAAATTGTTAATAAAGTTGACAACGTAACTCAATTTGAAGTTACTGAAGATGGCACAGAGTTTGTTAATGATGTTAGAATTAAAAACCAAAAAGGTTTAATTTTTAACGATGCCGCAAATACTAACACAGTAACTATCAAAGGTCCGGACAACGTTGACTTTAGTTATGAAATTAAACTTCCAAGTTTTCAACCTATTGATCCAAGTGTATTGACCTTGGATGGTCAAGGAAACTTAGAGTGGGGTTCACCAGATGGATTTGGTGGAAACCGTGTATATGTATCAGATCGAAGAGGTGACGACAACAATGACGGTACCAATGCGCCAGTACGTTCAATGAAACGTGCCGCACAAATTGCCGCAAGTTTGGGTCTACGACCACTTGTTGATCCAGGCGAAGGCAAGTACAACGCTAAACGTCTACTAGAAGCCAATCGTAGTTTTATTCAAAGTCAAGTAATTAAATGGATTGATGCAAACTTTGTTAATTTCCAATATGACGAAGAAAAATGTCGTAGAGATCTAGGACTAATCATCGATGCAGTGGCCTTGGACTTTGTGATAGGATCCAACTACAAGGCGGTGACCACTGGTTTGTCATACCGTCGTGCAAATGCCTACACTGTTATTCAAGATCAAATTCTTCAAACCAAGAGTGCAATTCTTCAAGCACAACAAGAAGGTACAGGATTTATTACCAACTCAACTGCACTTGGTCGTTACAACACAGCCTTTGCAGAAATTGTCGATATCTTAGAAAATGACATTGGAGACGACAGTACTGATGCCATTATCTATCCTTCCAACAGTGCAACAAGTACTGAAGAAATTGCCGCAAAAGATAAACTACAGGCAAACAAAAACTTCTTAAAAGAAGAAGTTATCGCTTGGATCAATACAAACTACTCTGACTTCGTTTATGACGAAGCCAAGTGTGCTCGTGACACAGGCTTGTTATTAGATGCCGCTGGATTTGACGCAGTACTAAACACAAACTATAATGCTGTTGTTGCAGGCCGTGCTTATCTACGTGCCAACGCAGACTACTTAGAAAATAATCAAAAATTACAAACAGTTGCCGCATTCCAGTATGCCAAGAGTCAAGCACTATTAAGTGTCACAGGTGATGCTACAGCCGTTCAACGTGTTACACTGGCATTTGATGAAATATTAGATATTATTGCCAATGCTCAAGGTGATGACAGCACTGATGCCATCGTATATAATGCACCAAGCAATGCTACACAAGATGCCATTGATGCACGTAATCAACTACAGGCTAACCGCAATTTCCTAGCAGATGCAGTTAGTTCATACATTAACAAACAATTTGTAGGTTACACATACAATGGTATTGTAAAAGCAACCTGCGAACGTGACCTTGGTATTATTATCGATGCCGCACGTTATGATGCTGCCTTAGGTACAAATTTTAACGCAGTGACCGCAGGTCTAGCCTATCAACGTGCTAATAGTTCTTACGTGTTAAGCGGACAAAATATACAAACTATTGCAGGTATTGAATTTGCAAAAACTGCCGCACTGGCCGCAGTAAGTGCAAACGGCACTACTGTAACTCGTGTCAACGCTGCCTTTGATGAAGTCGTTGATATCATCAGAAACGGAGTAGTATCCACTGATACTTCTGCAGATACTTTAACATTTACTAACCCAGCAAATGCCACGCAAGCAGTTATTAATTCTAAAAATCAAATCACTGCCAACAAAGAATTTGCCAAAGCAGAAATCATTGCATGGATCAACAATCAGATAGCAACTGCCGCTCCTGGAAGCACATTTGACGGATTCACATACAACAGTGTAAAATGTTCTCGAGACGTTGGCTACATTATTGACGCATTGACTTATGACTTATTGTACGGTGGAAATTCAGCAAGTATTGTTGCCGCTAATTCTTATTTTGTAGGCACACTAGGACAGTTGGGAGCAGGTCAAAAAGACGGAACCATTGCAGCCTATAACAGATTAAACACTGTTTTATCTCAGGTTATACAAGGTCAATTAGTAACTAAAACAACAGGAAACATCGAAACACAGTCCGGAGTCGGCTCGGCAACTGTAGGTACCAGCGCAGAAGCAACTTTAGTTTCTGGAGATTTACAATTAATTATAGATGTTATCACTGCTGAAACTCCTGCAGGATTACCAACTCCAACTTATCCAAGTTTTGGATGGGTAAATGCAAACATTGTGTCTGCTACAGATGCTCTAGCAACAGCCAAGCCAACAATTATCACAAACACCAGTGCATACTTGACAACAACGTTTGATGCGTTTTCATACAATCAAACAAAGTGCGAACGTGATGTAAAATATATTGTTGACGGATTAACATATGATATTTTATATGGTGGTAACACTGCCACACGCACAACTGCAAATGCATATTGGGTCGGTGCAGTAACTCAAGTACCTGATCAAATTTATCAAACTAAAAAAGCATTTGAATATCTAGCCAGCATAGTTGATGATGTACTAGTAAACGCCGCAGTGACTCCTAGCCTAGATAGAGCAACATTTACCAAAGGCGCATCAAGCGCAGATGCATTTGCTGTCACCAGTTGGAGTGCCAACACACTAATTCTTGAAGCAACTGGCAACAGCAATGGTACAAGTTTTAAATCTAAATTTACTGCGTTAGACGGAACAGAACCCTACGAAATTTATGTTAATGGTATCGAAGTATCAGTATCAAATACAACAATTTCAACAAACACTATTACATTAACAACCAGTAAAACATTGACACAGACATGGGGCGACACTGCAACAACTGCTGACATTGTCAATGTTAGTTTAATAGAAACATACACAGGAGCCGCACAAGATACTTCTTCCGGTGCAAGTGGTGCCACACAACAGACAGCCGCAGTAAGTCTACTTGGCATCGTTACCAACGTTATCGAAAACGGTCTCAGCGTGTTACCAACAGCAGTCAACCCAAGTTTATCTTGGGTAGATAGTGGTTTACAAAATGCTCGTTTGGAACTGGTGGCAGATCGTCAAACCATTATTGACGATACAATTGATTTTGTTCAAACAACATTCCAAGATTTTGTCTACGACGAAGTAAGATGCAGTCGAGATGTAGGATATATTGTTGATGCCATAACCTATGACGTATTGTATGGCGGTAACAGCGCAACAATTGGTGCTGCCAATGCATACTGGATTACTATAGATGGTAGTACCTACGACACACAAGTGCCACAACAAGAAAGTGTTACTTCGTTGGCCATTGATAGATTATCATATCTTGTAGACAAAGTTGTGCGTGGTGAAGTTATCACTGACAAATATCAAACAGCAGTCAATCAAGTTACCAGCGGTAGCAATGCCACAACTGTTGAAGCAAATACACTAACTGATTTACTAGGTATCATTTCAGGTGTTATCATCAACGGCATTGGCACAATTCCAACAGAAGTGGAGCCCGATACAAGTTGGCAAAGTGGTGCAATTACTGCAAACTATAATGCATTTAAAAACACAAATCGCACTGCAATCATTGACGCTGTTGTTGCTTATATTGCAGATACATTTACTGGCTTTGTTTATAACAGTGCAACTTGCTCTCGTGATACTGGATTAATTCTTGATGCGGTAATTCTTGACTTTATCCTTGGTGGTAACGAACGAAGTGTTGAAGCAGGTCTTGCTTACTATGAAGCCGGCAATACCAGCGCGGCCTTAGTTATATCAGATCAACGATTTGAGACTGCCGAAGCCAACAAGTATGCCAAGCGAATTGCCAAACAAATTATACAAAATCAAACCATTAGTCCGTTCTTTACACCAATAGGTGGAGAACCAACACAGATCAAATACCCAAGTATTACAGGTGTTGCGGCAATTAATGATGTTGAATCACTGTTTAATACTATTATTGGCATTTTTGAAGGACAGCCAGCACCTACAGTGGTTGCTAATGCTTTCCAAGAAATTCCTGTTACTATCAGTTGTGCCGCAGGCGATTATTATGTTGATAATCCAATTATTATTCCTGATAGAGTATCGGTAGTTGGAGACAGTTTACGTTCCGTGGTTATTCGCCCATTGAATGCAGGCAAGGACATGTTCCGTATTCGTAACGGTGCTTACATGACTGGTTTTACATTCCGTGACGGTCTAGATGCGAACCTAGTTCCAAGTTATACATTTAACTGGTGTGTGGCCTTCGACGATCCTCTGGACGACACAGTTGATCGTTCTGGATATTTCGGACTTCGTAGAACCAAACCACAAATTTCATTGTCACCATACATTCAGAACTGCTCTATTATTTCGTTCTTAGGCGGTAATGGTATTTGGGTAGACGGTGAGAAGATTCGTGATCCTAACATTAGCCTTCCAGGCTTTGAAATTGAACAAGAAAATCCAGTGTCGGGCCCAACACCACCACAAGGTAAGTCCATGGTGGCCAACGCCTTTACCATGGTGTCATTCGGTGGTACTGGATGGCTAGTAAGTAACGACGGTTATGCGCAGGTCGTGTCCTGTTTCCAGATCTTCTGTTTGAACGGATCCTACTGTCAGTCAGGCGGATACTTGTCCATTACCAACTCTGCCACCAACTTCGGTGTGTATGCACTACGTTCAAGTGGATTTAGTCCGTTTGCCTTTGAATTTGACCGAGGTTTTGTTGCTGCCACAGGCACCAGCGGCGGCCGAATTTCATTGACCACATTGGGCACCGAGCGTGAGCCAGTTGCGCAATATGTATTGAAGTTCCGTAATCCCAGCACAGATGCAGACGTTACCAGCAACTTTAAAACAGCCAGCACAGAATTTAGTTTTGATGCTTCAGCGTTCAATGCCATTGCAGGCCGCACAGGAACCATCACCAACATTGCAGGCAGCGGACCTTACACTGCTACTCTAACTGGTGTTAATACCACTGGCATTGTCAACGGCAAGTATTTGACCAAGACCAGTGGTGATGGTATACTGGGCAGTGTTACTACTGTCACAGCAATACGTGCAGGCGCCAACGAAATTGATATTTCCAGTAATGGTACAATCACCGCTGGATCATTGGTATTTTCAGTGGGCGGAGCAATTAACACGGTAGCCAACACGTTAACAATTCCAACTCATGGATTATTAAACGGCGACAGCGTATACTATTATGTAGACACAGCAATCCCTGGCAATGTATCAGTATTGGGGTTGATTGACAATGGTATCTATTTTGCTAAAGTGATCAGTGCAAACACAATTCAATTGTTTAACGACAATGGATTGGCCTACGTTGCAGATATTCAAACTGGCGGTGTTGGCACACAGCGTATTGCTAAAAACGTTGAAGAATTCTTCGTTGAAAAAATTCTAAGCAGCCACAACAGTTATCAAACATTGACGCTTCCAGAATCGTCACCTGATTATGTATTCGGTATAGGGTCTGCAATTACCGGCACAACTGGTGCATTTACCAACAATGCTTATGTGTTGAGTTGGACTCCTGCTACTAGAGAACTAGTTGTGTCTAACCAGTTGACCACAGTTGGCGAGGAACAACAACGTATCAAGTTCACTACATTGAGTACAATCACAGCAGACCAAAGCACATATACCGGCATTCCATTAGTTAGTGTCGAAGATCGTTCAGACTTGTACACCACTGTGTTCACCACAAACAGTACTCGTACTGCCAGTGAAATCTTAAATCCATCAGGCACTGTTGGATTCAAATGTAACTTCCATCGTCCAAGTATTGTAAACAGTTCTTCACACACTTGGGAATATGCAGGTTCTGGTACAGACTATAACGCACTACCACAAAACGGTGGTACAACTATTCTTGCATATCAGCAATACACTGAATTGCCAGGTCGTGTGTATGCATCAGGTACAAACGAAATTGGTGACTTCTTAGTTGGTGACTTTATTAAGGCTGAGAACAACACTGGTAAGATTACATTCCGTACTGAAGTTACTGTTGGACAGTTGAACGTGCTACGACTATCATTGTCTAGTATTGAAATTAGTAGTATCAGTAACGATACTGGATTAGGTGATAACGAAATTGGTGGCGCAAGTGACAGTCGATTGACAACACAAAAGGCTATCCGTAGTTTCATCAACAACAGACTTGGTAATGTACTTGATAAGAACGTTTCTACCAACGCTGTTGCTGGCGCTCTTGTTCAGTTGAACAGTTCGGGTCAGATCAACGTTGACTTGATTCCACCATTACGCGGTGTCACAACTTATGCTAGTACCACTTTTGGTGGTCGTTTAGAGTTAAGTGAAAAAATTCCAACCGTTGAAGTGTTTAACGGTGATAACGCAAGTGAAACTTATCAACAACAGACTCTAACACTGACTGGCGGAACATTGACAGCAGTTGTGGGAGATTTAATTACACAAAACGGAACAACTGGTTCAGGTCGTGTTAAAGAAGCAGTCACTGGCGGTACAAGTGTTGTACTATACGGTGTAACTGGTACATTCAGTGAAGACAATGCCGCACAAACAATTCGAAAGAACGGTGCAACTGTAACTGGTGTATATCCAAATGCATTAACTGCTGTTGTTGAAATTGTTGACAACTACTTCTTAAACAATGACACCAGCAGTCAATTCTTGATATTGTCTAGCCCAGGGGGGTATAGTTTTACCAACGGTTCGACTATCACCAGTGCTGTTGGTCTAGCACAAGGACAAATTACTGAGTACCGTGCAGGTGTATTGTATGGATTGAATCTAAGCAGTTTAGTTGGAGGTAGTTTATACACTCCAGGCAGTGGTGCTGTAACATATACTGGAGTGGCGCTGACTAACGTGAGCGGTACAGGTACTGGCGCAACTGCTGATATTACTGTTACTAACGGTGCAGTCACTGACGTGACAATTGTCAGCGGTGGTTCTGGTTATACTACCAGCAGTGTGCTGAGTGCAAGTTCTGCTTCAATTGGTGGTACAGGTTCAGGATTCCAGATCAATGCCAACCGTGCAGATACACGATTGTATGTTGACTTAGTTGGTAACAAGACTAAATTCAATGCGTCTAGCGTTGCCAATGATTTCTTTGAAGACGACAATGCTCCAGTAGTCACTATCAGTAACTTGGCAACATTTGCTACATTCAGTTTCAATGCAAACACTGACATTAATACAGGTACTGGACGTTTTACTTTAACAGCACACGGCTTAACCAACGGAGATATTTTACAGTATAGCAATCAAGCAAATACCAGTATTGGTGGCATGACTAATAACCGTGCTTACTTTGTTAAAGTAATCAACGTTGACACAATTGAATTATATACCAATTATGCACTGGGCGCAGGCGACCAGTTGTTGTTAACATCAACATCAACAGGTACACATACTCTAACACGTAACACTGTTGCTATTGGTTCAACAAGTTTAAGTTTCTTCTACAAGGCTGCACACGGCTTTACAGTTGGAGATCCAGTACTAGTAGAAGGTGCAGATTTACCAGCAGGTTTGAACACAGGTGCATACTACTTTGTAGGTAGTGTAAGCACAAACACATTTACATTGCACACAATTCGTGCAAACGCATTGGCCAGTGTAGGCGGCGCAACTTTATCTAAAGTTGCAGTAACAGATGTTGGTTCAGGCAGTGCAACATTGACTGTACAAAACGTGGCATTTAATGCAACTATTAACAACAGTAGCAGATCATCTGCTAACTGGGGAACAGTAAGCGTCAGCAGTTTGGATGCAAGTAACATTGTGTCTGGTGTGTTTGCATCTAGTAGATTGGCCAGTGCAGGCACTGCTAATACACAAACATTCTTACGCGGTGACAGTTCATGGGCATATGCTGTTCAGGGTATTCGTAAGAATGCCGGAAGTAGTATCAGTCTAAGCGGTGATAGTTATACAGAAGGCGCTGATACTATCTATTTTAATCAACCAATTCTTGATGTTGACAAAGTGGACGGCGATGGCGGTACACCTAACTTCACCAACTTGGGTGTGGCAGCATTTGACAAGACTCAGTTTGCAGTAGGTAAACCAACTAACGTTCCAATTGACACAGGTAACGTCAGCATTAAACCAGGTGTCGTTGACGCAGGTTTCCTAAGCGGACAACCTGGAACATACTATACTAATCCAGATAACTTGAGCAAGGCTGTGCCAGTGCTCAAAGGTGGTACAGGATTAACAACATATCTACAAGGCGACTTGTTGTATGCAGGTGCTGGCGGAAGTTTAACACAGTTGGGCATTGGCGGAATCAGTAGTGTATTAAGTTCAGACGGATCTGTTCCATCATGGACTACTAATTTAAATCTAGCAGGTGGTGTAACTGCGGGTAACGCACTGTTTAACAGCGATGTAAACAGTACAAATACCACCAGTGGTTCATTGCAAGTGCTGGGTGGTGCTGGCATTACTCGCAACTTGTTTGTGGGTGGCAGTTTAACTGTATCAGGTGCTATTAACTTTAATAGTTCATTGGCAATTACTGGCGACGATGCTGTTATTACACTAAGTCCTGGCGGCACTGGCACAGTAAGTATTCAGCCAGCAGGTGTTACAACACTTGGTACACTGGGTGTTCAAACAACATTAGTGGGTAACCTAAGTGCTACACAAAACCAGCAAATTATCAACTTTAGCCCTACAGGTACAAACAGTGCAATCACAATTAACAGTGCAGGCAGTTTAACACTTGGTGCAGCCGCTGCCGGTGGCATCAACGTAACTACAAATATTACCAGTTCTGGCGACATTGCTGTCAACGGCGGCGATATTACCACAACAGCCACAACATTCAACTTGATTAATGACACTGCTACAACTGTGAACTTTGCTGGAGCAGGTACTGCAATCACAATTGGTGCCAATGCTGTTGGTACAACAACAGTTAGAAATAATTTGACAGTTAGCGGCGACTTAACATTAAGTGGCACCAATGCAACTCTAAGTGCTACCGCAGTTACTATTGCAGACAATGCCATTCAGTTGGCACAACGTTCAACACCTACCAATGCTGTAGCAGACGGTGGCGGTATTATCCTAAAAGGAACCACTGACCATACAATCTTATGGGATGTAACAAATACAAACTGGACATTGAACGAGCATGTTAATATTCCAACAGGCAAGTCTTACAAAGTCAACAACGTTGCTGTACTAAGTGATACTGCACTGGGATCATCAGTTGTTGGTTCTAGTTTGACCAGTGTTGGTACATTGACAGGCGGTACATGGACTGCAAACGTAATCGCAGGACAGTACGGTGGTACAGGTGTTGCCAATACTGGTAGAACTATTACACTGGGTGGTAATTTGACCACTTCTGGATCGTTTGCTACAACCATTACTGTTACAAACACCACTGGCGTTACATTGCCAACCAGCGGTACGCTAATCGGTACCAACGATACTGGTACAGTTAGTACCAACATGTTGGCTGGAAGTATTCCAAATAGCAAGTTGGCAAACAGCAGTATTACACTGAACGGCTCACTGGTTAACCTAGGTGATACTATAACAGTAACAGCAAATCTTGCTAACAACCTAACAGTTGGTACTGGATTACAATTAGACAGTGGTACAACATTCAACGGTGGTTCTGCACGTACAATCAGTATCGGAACTTCAGTTGCTACACTAACTGGTACACAAACATTTACCAATAAGACATTTACTGATTCATCAACATTGTTCCAGGACGATGCAGACAATACTAAGAAGATGGCTTTTGATGTAAGTGGTGTAACTGCCAACGTAACTCGTACATTGACAGTTCCAAACGTCAGCGGTACAATTATTACAACAGGCGACACTGGCAGTGTGTCCAACACCATGTTGGCAGGTAGTATTGCCAATGCTAAGTTGGCAAACAGTACAATTAGTGGTGTTGCATTAGGTTCTAACTTGTTTAGTTTAACAGCAGGTTCGTTCTTGACATGGAGTGTTGGTACAACATTCAACGGTAGTGCCGCAAGTACACTAGCAGTTGATGCTACAAATGCTAACACTGGTAGTAAAGTTGTGTCACGTGATGCTTCGGGTAACTTTAGCGCAGGTACAATTACAGCCGCATTGAGTGGTAATGCTACAAGTGCTACCAACATCTTAGTTAGTGCAACAAGTTATGCTGGTAATACAGCAAGTAGTGCCAACACTGTTGCACTGCGCGATGCAAGTTCAGATATCTATGCTAACTTGTTCCGGGGTACAGCAACAACAGCACGTTACGCTGACTTGGCAGAAAACTATTTAGGTGACGTCAAGTACGAAGAAGGTACTGTTGTTATGTTTGGAGGTGATGCAGAAGTAACATTGGCACTAGACGGAACACGTCGAGTAGCAGGCGTTGTTTCTACAAATCCAGCACACTTGATGAATGACGGCTTAACAGGCGAAACTGTAGTTGCTCTTGCACTACAAGGTCGTGTACCATGTAAGGTCGTTGGCAAGATCCGTAAAGGAGATATGTTAGTTGCCGCAGATAATGGCCACGCTCGTGCAGAAGAAGATCCAAAGATGGGCCAAGTGATTGGTAAAGCATTGGAAGACTTTGACGGAGATCATGGAGTTATTGAAGTAGTGGTAGGACGTATGTAAAACAAAAATGCCCCTTAGGGGCATTTTTTATATCAAGTCAACAATATCAAATACTGTTTGTAATTTAGTTCTTATAGTTTTATTTGAAAAACTTGATCTAAGACCTTGATGTAATGGTTTAGGAGCACCGTCTACAGTACACCATGCCCATCCTTGATGTTCACTACTTAATGTAGGAATAAATTCGTTGTCTATTACACAGAGATATGTGTGAAAGTTGAACACACTGTCGTTGCTGACAAATGTTTCCAAAGGAATTGTTTTAATAATAACAGGTATGTCGCCAACTTCTTCTGATATTTCACGCTGGAGACCCTGCCAAGCAGTTTCTCCTTCGATGTTGGTGCCACCAACAAGCCCCCATGTTCCGCGATGCTTGCCTGTGGCTTTTTGCAACAGTAGGAATCTTCGTGTAGACTTGGCGTAAAATAGTGCGCCGCTACAAACAATCTGTTCTCTAATGCTGGTCATAACAGTACTTATTTAAAGCACAATACGCCAGGAACCTTTCTGATATTCGCCTTCAAATGCACGAGTCCATTCACTGTCTTCGAACTTGTATTGTACTCCAGTTCTGAGATTGGTAGTATAAATTATTTGATCAATATCTTCAGAGGCTTGTGCAACTACCCACTGTGTGCCAGTCCATTCAATGATGTCATTGGCTTTGGCCGTAATGTTGCCCCAGGCTGACGTATTATTTCCAATATTATTTAATATTAGATATCTAGGATTTCCTGTGACTGCTCCAGGATTATAAGTTTCAGGATCTATGATTGCATCCACATTGGTTCTAGTAATGCCTGTTTGTGTACACAGAATAGGAGTATTGGTATTATAAGTGTCTTGATCAAAATTAATAACTAATTTTGTTTCGTCTGCAGGATTCAATGCCACAGTGCCAACAATATAATTTCCAGTGGCTTGTTCTAGGAAAATTTGTGTACTACCGGCTCTAAATTTTCCAGCATATTGATCTAATAATACTCTCCAATTTACTTCAGCACCATTTTTCTGCCATAATTTTGCCGCATCTTCCTTTAACACAACCAGTGCAGTTTTAGGATCTAACAATTCTGCATTGTACTGTCCGGTGTCAGTATTATAATAGACAAAAATATCAAACCCGCCTATATTGATTTTTTCAGTGATATCTATGTCATAGTTTTGATCGTGTATATTCATAATAATATCATGAATAACACCCAATCGTTTGACCTTGGTAGGAGGACTGATATAAATTGGAGTCTCAAATGTTATGGATGCTACTTCAATGTCACTGTCAACACCCACTGGAATATTTTTTGTACTAAACTGAATATTAGTAATTTCCAGCACACTGATGCTGGTCCAGTCTATGTAATTGTCAGACGTTTGCAGTTCTAAACTGGGGTTAAACAACATTAAAATTTGTTCTAAAATCTGTAATTTTTGATCAGTGCTAGTGCTCCATATATCGGCTTTGACAGTTAGTTTATATGGTGTAGGCATTAGACGTTCTACTGTATATCCACTGCCCTGTGTGACACCGTATTCTACAAAATTGCCAGCACTGTCAAAAACTTTTTCACGTTCTCTAATATGAATTTTACTAACGTGAGTGGAATCTGCTAGCCTAGTTTTGTCCATGGCTAAATCACTGATATAAACAGCAATTCTAGGAGCACTGGGAATTTTATTCTCCGAGTTTTCTCTAATAATGTTACTTACTTGTCTAGTTAAATCGCCATACATCACAGGCACAGTGGTTTGTTTACCGTCTAAACTCTGATATCTAAACCCGCTTAACATTCGGACAATTTGTCCTACATATCTTCTTATTTGTCCGTCGTAGAACCATTGCATAATTAATTATCCGCCGTTGGTTTAATTTTTCTCAAAGCCTTGGTTAGACTTTGTCGTTGGTCAACAGTTTCATCGAATGCTGTCCAACGTATAATTGTGCTTTCTAAAATTGGATGATTAACTGTAAATGCTAAAAATCCCTGTTGATCTGATAACGTGATATCAGTGGCTTTGCTTGATTCATCTAGCCATACTTCTACAAACATGTTTTCTTGATAAGGCACGTCTGTCAATATAAACAATGAACTGTTGCTAACAACAAAGTTAACAGTTCCGTTGCTGGGTTCAAAAAACGGATTTCTGTTCTCGTCAATACGAATAACATCGCTTTTAATTTTAGAAATTCCACTGACGTTGCTGTTATTAATAAAGGAAGTCTTGAGCGTTTTACGATCATCAGTGTTGGAAAGAGTCATGCGCACATTGTCTTCTTGCTTGATCCATTTGTTGCCGTTCCATCTAAACAATCTGTTGGGCAAATAGTCTGTGCGTAAAAATGTATCGCCCGTGACTGGCCCACGGGGAAATTGTATACCAAATCCAAACTGGCCATCAGAAGTGTTTGGAGGAATTCCATCTTCCAGCAAGTAACCTTTGTAGCCATCTCTTACTGGAGGGGGCGATGTATTGCTAACGTCAAATGCACTAGCCACATTTATGTCAGTGTCTGCGGTTTCTACTGCTGATCTACCTTGTTGATCTACAGACAATGTATAAAAGTGCGTGGTATCTGATCCGCTTAGTTCTGCATCAGATTCTGCTTCAGCAATAATACCAGCATTGATCTGCATTTCTTTTTCATAGGTGCTGATTAAATCTCGCACAGTGTTGTCGTTGTACGGACTCCAAACTTGAAGATTTGGCGGCTCTAATAGTGTGCCTTCAGCACCAACGGTTGGTTTGACCACATACAAAGTTCCATTGTATCTTACCACTTCGCCAGCATAATATGTTCTTTCTTGACTCCAGTCGCCGGCAAATAAATCTTCATCTTCTGGACGAGTAAGAATATCTTTAAACTCTTGACTGTCAACAATGGGTTTTAATTTTAGTCTGTATAGGTGTGGATACCAAGTAGCACTGTATCCTTCAGCGGCTCGATTGATATCTTCTACAACATAGTATCGTTTTAAAGCACTTTTAAAATCATTTAACGCATACTCATCTTTTAAGTTGGGCAATTCTACCACATCGCCACTCATTATTTTTCGCCCAATGGTATCTACACTGTTGTTGATGTGTACTGTTAAAAATACAGTATCGTTTTGCAAAAACAAGCCAAATTGACTGAGGTTAAAATCCGTGTCTTGAATGTTGTAAGCGCCGCGTAGAGTATAAACATCTGCATCGTATTTTCTATCGCGATTTTCTAAAAAAAGCACGTCTTGGATAGTGGTTTCTCCCAAGGCCTTGTTGGGATCACTGGGATCAGCAGGACCTATATATTTGTGCAGAAACACATCTACACCGCCCACTTGAAACATCTCGTAGACAGTGCGGTCAATAAACTTGTAATCTGCCCCTTTTTGTGGGCGGTAAAGTGATAAGCGTGGCATAGTATTATATTTAGCGCACGATAAATACTAGTTAATGTAACTCCTAGGACGAAAAATAATGGCAAAACAAACGATAAACATTGGTACTAGCGCAAACACTAGAGATGGAGATATCATCCGTGATGCGTTTAATAAAGTAAATCAAAATTTTGACGAATTGTACAATACTACTGGAGTAAACAGTCTCACGGAACTTGCCCAAGATTATGCGTCTCAGATGTTTCTTAACGGAACACACAATGGCGTGGCAGTTTCGTACAATGATCAACAAAACAAATTAAATCTAACTGTTGTCATCGACGGCGGCAGTGCTACTTCAACATTCTAAGGACAAGGAACTATAAATGCCAACACAAATACAAATTAGACGCGATTCGGGCGCGAACTGGACCAGTGCTAACCCAACGCTGGCACAAGGTGAACTTGGCTTAGATTTAACCAATAACAAAATTAAAATTGGTGACGGATCAACTGCTTGGACTTCACTTCCTTATTTTAACGAGCAAGAGACAGGCGGTGGCGGACTATCCGTATCCGACTTTGGTGAAGGCTTTACTGACTCACTAGATAGTGGAAAAATTACTACCAGCAAACTGTATAATGAAAATCCCAATCCAGGACTTAACAATCAATACGAACTAGGTGTTACCAACGGTGGTGTGGTGACATTGCCAGATGGTAGTATCATCAACGGTGCCACATTAAAAACTATAGCAGGCAACTATGCTGGTATCACAGCAGGCCCAGCAAGCCCAGCAGGCAAGGATGAAGATTCATGGATGTGGGTTGACAACAATGGCGCTACTATTGCTACAAAATACAGCACAGATGCTCATACTTGGACATTTAACAACAGTGGTGCATTAACATTCCCGCAAGGCACCACAATTGCCACCGCTGACGGAACAGATGCATTTATCATAGACGGTGCTGTTGACAAAGATATTCAAATATATACCTACAGTGGTCCTACTCCTACTGCTCACGGTTGGACCTTTGGCACAGATGGTGATCTAACACTGCCAGCCGGTGGAGACATTTTAGACAGTGAAGGTAACTCAGTATTGGGTGGTGCTACAGGTGATACTAATGTTTGGGTACAGACATTTGAAACTCAAACCGGTGCTCCAACAGACATTGTATCAATAGCAATCAGCGTGGAATATGATAGTGCGGGCAATGTGATTGCCTTGTTCAATCATTTCAACGACGAAGGTGGTGGTAGTTATTATTCCGTGGGCAAGTACACCACAACTGGCGCCAAGATATGGACAGCAAGATTTGACGATGAATTTTACACAGACGGTTGGGGGCTGGCAGTGGACAACGACACTGACTCGATATATGTAGCAGGCGAGACAGATGTTGAAGGACAGGACAATGCCACTTTGACCAAACTTGACAGCACTGATGGCAGTGTACTATGGAGCAAGATCTATGACTTTGGATTCAGTAGTCAAAGTTCAGTAGTGGATGTGGCATCGGACGGAAATCCCGTCATGGTGGGTTATGCCTATAACGGCACAGATGACTATGTTGCCACTACCAAGGTAGATGAAGCAGACGGCTCAGTCATTTGGTCAAGAGCACTAGACGGTCAGGCCGACGAAGAAGCCTACGGTATGGCAGTGGGTCCTACAGGTGAAGTGGTGGCCATTGGCTACATGGAGCAGTTGGGCGTTAGTGACGGTGTGGCCACTCTGTATGCTGACAACAATCTCAATTGGACTGGCGGCGTCTTAGGAGCAACTTCAAATGGTGTGGCGTTTAGTGTTACGGTCACTGCCGGAGTCGCTACATTCAGCAACATCAGTGATACAATTGGCAATCGATCTGTAGATGATGTGATTGCCACAATTAATGGAAGCGTATTTGGAGGAGTTGACGGCGTAGACGACATGGTTGTCAAAGTCGGCACCCTGGCCACTAACGATCCAGACAATCGTATGCTTGTGGTCAAGTATGCCAGCGATGGCACAATAGCATGGCAAAAGGCCATACTGTTTGACGCGGGCTTTGACTGTCGTGGAGCAGATGCTGACATTGACAGCATGGGCAACATCTATGTAACAGGCAGTTATCAATATAGTTTTGATGGAGGAACAACCAATGCCCTTAGCATACTGAAACTGGACGGCACGGGTGCTAAACAGTGGAGCAGAAGAGTAACAGGTGACTGTGATACATTTGGCGTCAGCGTGGTAGTTGGAGCCGATGACAAACTGTATCTGTCAGCCATGACCGGCAACAACAATGATGCGAATAACGCTTATACCTGGGTTGCAGCCAAGTATGACTTTAACGGTCAAGTAGAATGGCAACGATTGATAGACAAAACCACCACAGGTTGGACATTTACCGGCGGCATCTTTTTCAGCGACGGTGGCGGCAGTAACATAGCAGTTAAATCAGGCTATGTAGTATTAGGCGGTGGTTTTGGTGATTTCATAGGTGGGGGAACGCCACAGGCTACATTGATACAAGTAGCAGCCAGTGGAGATGTATTCTCCGTAAGCGACTGGGATTTCAAAGCAGCCTCATTCAGTGGTGTTTTAAACGGCACAGCCAGCGATATCACAGTGGTTGACGCAGGCAAGACTGACACCGACAACAGTGAAAACATCACCACCGGCACAGTGACACTGACTACAGAAGTCAGCGGTTTCCTGTTAGGCACATTATACTCGACCACTGCCAACAACAGATTATTCAACGGCGGTAACGAACTGGTATTAGGTACAACAGGCACTGTGACATTGCCACAAGGCGGTACAATCACTGAAGGGTATGTTACCAGCAATCCAACTATTCAACTTACACCAGCAACGCCAGATGTTGCCAGTCAGAAGTTGGTGATCAAAGGTGGTAGCAATTATAATTTCACTGACAACGGCATAACCTTAAGTTATCAAGATAATACTGCCCTAGTTGGTGATACACTTGAATTCTATATTAACGGTGCAAGCAATTATAATAACCAAACACTCTACTGGTGGATCTATCCAACCGATGCTGGCCTAACAACTCCAAGTTCTGGCACAATAGCAATAAATGGAACTGGTGGTAGTGTTGGACCTATCAGTTTTGTAGTAGACAATGACGACTATGAATTTACTGTGCGTGTATCACCTGAAGACAACAACTACGACCCTGCGAATGTGGGTGTTGAATCCGGCTTGATCAATGCTGACGCACCCACTTTTGACAGCCCATATCATTTACATTTGACCACAGGCAATTTAGCAGAGACCAGCATCTTCTTAGGCACAGACAATCACAATGTGCGTACTACAGTGGATGGTGGAATACAAGTAACTACAGAAACAACTGTGCCATTGGTGCCGCCAACTACCATAGTTATCAGTGGTGCTGATGTTGCCTTGGTGAATGTAACCTACATCAAAGACGGAGCAAATTCACTGTGGTATCCAGTTGGTTACCCAGGTAGTTATGACCCTGCCAATGATCCTTTTATACAGTTTGTAGAAGGCGAGTATGGAATTGTTGCTCCTGGCTATGATCCAGTTACACCACTTTATGTCAACACAGGAACATTAAATGTACCAGTAGCACAGTGGAACACCAATCCTCCTTATGGAAGTGTTGCTCCTACTGGTGTGTACACATACCCTACTCCAGATGTTCACGCTTGGCAATTTGGCACTGATGGAATTGTAACATTGCCAAATGGTATGACCATAGACAGTTCTGGAGATTTAGGCAGTAACGCATTTGTTCGAATTGGTGGCAACAATACTCGGATCACTATTGACGACAATGGAGCACCTCCAGGAATTGTAATGGCAACTGATATTACCGGTACAGGTAACTATTGGTTGTTTAGTTCAGATGGTATTACATCACTACCTGGCGATTTAGAATTAAACCCTACCGGTAATATCCGCGGTGAAAACGGTATCAACATTGAAGTCAATCTTTCAGACTCAACACTACGCAGATGGCAATTTGGTGAGGATGGTGATCTAACATTCCCAGATAATACTGTACAGACAACGGCTTATACTGGTAGTACCCTAACTACAGTGGCCAAGACTGGCATTGCCTATAACACTGGAACAGCAACTGCTCTGGAAGATAGCACATATATAGGTTCTATTGTAGATGGAAACTACGGTCCATTTACTCTAAGTGGAGTTACATTTACAGTAGTAGTCACTAGCGGAGTAGCCGCATATACTGTCACTGCCACAACTGGTAATACCGCAGTAGGTGCTGTTATTGGAACATTAGATACCGGTGATCTGGGTGGAACATCTGGAAGCACCTCAAATATATCAGTTGCGGATGTTGTTCAAGGGGTTACGGCTATAGACCTAACTAAGACTATCAACAAACTAACTGACGGTGCTTACACACTGGCTGACGGTACGGAAGGACAGATCATGTATCTAGTGGCACAAAATGGTGTTGTTCCGGCTAACGTAAGTGTATTAGTTGCCAATAGTCGTAATATAGGTGTTGGCACGTTGTCGCCATTCAGCGTATACGACAATTCTAGTGAAAGTTATTATGATAGTGTTGGTGGCATCTGTACTTTAATCTTTACAGACGGTGCTTGGCAACAGAGTGGCGGAGCGTGGGGTACCCCAACTTAAACGGTAAATATACTAAAGAGATAAACAATGCCAACTACAGAAATCAACGAACTACAACAGGCAAAAACAGCAGTCTACGACTACTGTCGTAACATGCTGGGCGACGGCATGATTGATGTTGAACTAGATCCCAAGCACTACGAAACAGCATTAGAACGTGCTCTAGGCAAATATCGTCAACGAGGCGACAGTAGTGTGGAAGAAAGTTACATGTTCTTGACCACTGTACAGGATCAGAACACATACATATTGCCCAAGGAAGTAATTGAAGTACGTCAAATATTCCGTCGTAGTATTGGTTCAAGAACAGGTGGCGGGCAAGGCGGCACAATCTTTGAACCGTTTAATTTGGCTTACACCAACACCTATTTGCTATCCAGTAGCAACATGGGTGGCATATTGACCTACGAATTGTTTGCTCAGTATCAGGAAATGATTGGTCGTATGTTTGGCAGTTTTATAGAGTTTAAATGGCACAGTCAAAGTCACAAATTAACATTGTTACAACGTCCACGTAACAGTGACGAAGAACTAATGCTTTACTGCTACAACTATCGTCCCGACATTGGTATTTTAAATGATGTATATGCCACACAATGGATTAAAGATTACACACTGGCCAACTGCAAACTGATGTTAGGTCAAGCCCGCGAAAAGTTCGCACAAATTGCTGGCCCTCAAGGCGGTACAGCACTCAACGGATCTGCTATGAAATCTGAAGGCACTGCTGAGATGGAAAAATTGGAAGCAGAACTGATCACTCAAGTTGCTGGCGGACGTGGCTACACATTCATTATTGGCTAAAAATAATTTGACCTTGTAATCTAACTGTTATATACTAGCGTTATCTAAGGAGACGCTATGATTATAGGTGTGTGCGGTTTTATTGGTTCAGGCAAAGACACAGTTGCTGACTATCTAGTTAACTTTCACGAATTTCGCAGAGAAAGTTTTGCCAACACATTAAAAGATGCAGTTGCCGCAGTATTTGGTTGGGACAGAACCATGCTGGAAGGTCGCACAAAAACTGCTCGTGAATGGCGAGAACAAGTAGATCCTTGGTGGGCAGACCGCTTGAAAATGCCCAACTTAACACCACGCTGGGTACTACAATATTGGGGAACAGAAGTATGCCGAAGAGGCTTTCACGATGACACCTGGATTGCTAGTCTAGAAAACAAACTGCGTAATTCCTCAGATAACATTGTAATCAGCGACTGCCGTTTCCCCAACGAAATTGCCAGCATTCGCCGTGCAGGCGGTAGGATTGTGTGGATCAAACGAGGTGCATTGCCTGAATGGTATGATGCCGCAGTAAACGTAAATCGCGGACCTGACGGCAATATGATGTGGTCTTCTAGTAAAACTAAATTAGAAAGCACAGGAATTCATGCCAGTGAAACAGCATGGGTAGGCACACAGTTTGACGCAGAGTTAGACAATAACGGCAGTATTGACGACCTATATCTAGCAATTAAAAATCTGGTGTCAAATCTCCCTGCCGCCACTTGACACCTTCTTGGTGCAGTATGCGTTGACAGTTGGCGCATACTGTTTTTAGATTAGTGGGTCTACAGTTATCTAAATTTCCGTCTATGTGGAATACATTGAATACTTTTGCGTTCTTACTTTTGAACCCACACTTTTCACAAAAGTCCCGTTGTCTATAACCCAGTTGATACCATCTAGGCTTCTTGGGTGTGGCACCTCTAGCACAACTGTCACACTGACTCCTGTAGAATACTTTCTTTCCCTTGTAGTAGTTAACTGCACAGGGCTTGGAATCACAGGTTTTACATAAAGGTCGCATATGATATTTAGCAACCGCCCTTTTTGAACCCTTTTCTAGATGTTATAACGGGCTCTTTCTACTAAGTTACGCTAAATATTATGAGTAATAAAGGAGACCACTAAAATGGCTTTAACTTCACCAGGCGTACAGGTTTCTGTAATCGACGAAAGTTTTTACACACCTGCTGAACCAGGTACTAGACCACTAGTTATCGTTGCTTCAGCAGCCAACAAAAAGAATGCTTCAGGTACCGGCACAGCCCAAGGTACCCTAACAACCAATGCTGGAAAAGTTTATACTGTAACAAGTCAAAGAGAACTAGCAGACTTGTTTGGAGATCCAACTTTCCGTGTTGACAATAACAACAACCCAATTCACGCAGGCGAATTAAATGAGTTTGGCCTGCAAGCCGCATACAGTTTCTTAGGCGTGGCCAACTCAGTATTGATTGCTCGTGCAGACATTGATTTAACAGCACTTGAGCCATCAGCAGACGCTCCAGGCGGCGATCCTCAAGACGGTACATTCTGGTTAGATACAAGTACAACACAATGGGGTATTTTTGAATGGAATGCCGCACCTGCCAGCACACGTAATGGACAAAGTTTTGTTTCTAAAACACCATTGATCGTGTTAGAAGCAAGTCAGTTGACTGCTACTGGTCCCAAGTCCAGCGTTGGACGTATTGGCGAATATGCTGTAGCAGTTGGTACAAACGCACTATCCGAAGGTGAGCAAGAAGATAATACTTCCAACGTTGACCAGTCCACAAGTCATGAAGTGGCAATGTATTACAAGAATCGAAGCGGAGTATGGGTCAAGATTGGTAGTCCAGACTGGATTGCTAGCCACCCAACAATCACAGCCAGTGCAGGTTCTACTGCGTCATTTAGTGCTGGCGCATATGATTTAAATTTATTCTTAGATGGCGATACAGTAGGTACACCAGTAACTGGTATGACCACAGCAACAAGTTTAGCACAAGTTGCTGCCGCTGTCACTGACACCAATGCAGGTGTCACAGCATCCTATGCCAATGGCGTTTTAGAATTTTTCTCAGCAGGCACAAGTTTGAAAGTAACTGGTACACTTATTGCTGGCCTTACTTTATCCATTGATCCTGCCAAAACTTACTATACTCCTAAACTACAGATTTCCAAGCATACTCAACTGCCATCTTATAAAATAAGAGACAGTGAGCCACGCCCAACAGGTTCTGTATGGATTAAGATCACAGAACCAAATGCAGGAGCACGTTGGAGAGTTAAGAAATACAACGGAAACACTGAACTATGGGCCAACGTTGAATCACCAATTTACGCAAATGCACATTCAGCACTTGCTGAACTAGACAAGACTGGTGGTGGTATTAACATTCCATTAAACAGTGCATTTGTTGAATATAACTTTAATCAACACAGTTCTCCACAAGCAGACTTCCGTGTGCTACGTCGTTTCCGTACTGGCGAAACAGTAATCCGCAGTAAAGAAATTGCATCTACTGGAATTACCGCTGGTACTTACACAATGCAGATTGCTGAAAGTCTAGTTGGTAGTGCTACATTAAACAACAAAGCCGTTGAAATAACAGTTCAAGGCAATGCAGTAGACAGTGAAAGAATTGCAGAAGCAATCAACCTTGCAGGATTTACAAATATCATTGCCAGTGTTGACAACTTAAATCGTGTAGTAATTACTCACAGCACTGGCGGCGAAATCCGTTTTGCAGATTTTGGTGATAGTACAGCATTTGTAGGAACACTATTACAGTTTGATAAAAACAGTAATGTCTACACAGTCCGTGAGCAAGAGGCAGACGGAGATGAATTACAGTTCGGCAGCGGTGGTGTATATCAATATGTTGCCAGCAACTGGATCCCAATGACTATCACTCCTGACACTGCTAATGTTGTGCGTCAAAGTTATTATATCAGCAACGATAATCCACAGACACTAGTTGCCGATGGCACTCTATGGTACAGCAGTGTAGTAGACGATGTAGATGTCATGGTACACAACGGAAATACATGGGTTGGTTATAAGAATTATGACCATGGCCGAGGTGCTGGCGTTACTAGCCCAGCAGGTCCAATTGTTTCTGCCAGTGAGCCAGTCGAGCAAAGCGATGGTACTGTGTTAGAAGAAGGTGATCTATGGATCGATACCAGCGACATCGCTAATTATCCATCAATCAAGCGTTATGATTATACAAACAAACGTTGGATATTGTTAGATAAGAGTGATCAAACAACAGAAAATGGTGTTCTATTTGCAGATGCACGTTGGAACGAAGACGGCTTAACAGCAGACCCAGCAAGTATCCAAGAACTGCTAGTCAGTAATTTCTTAGACTTTGACGCACCAGATCCTGCATTATACCCACGTGGTATGTTGCTGTGGAATCTACGTCGAAGCGGTTTCAACGTTAAGAAGTTTAAAAAGAACTATATTAACACGCTAGATGATAACATTCGCTACAAAGCAAGCGAAAGTGATCAAGGCGATGCGCCAACAAGCGGTGACAGTATGGAAAACTACTACCCACATCGTTGGGTTACGGAAAGTGCTAACCAAGCAGATGGCAGTGGTTCATTTGGACGTTTTGCACAGCGTAAAGTTGTACTACAAAGTCTACAAGCATTGGTAAACAGCAACCAAGAAATTCGTGACACAGAACGTAACGGATTTAACTTGTTGGCTTGCCCAGGATATCCAGAACTAATTGGCGAAATGATCAGTCTAAACTACGATCGTGGTTTAACATCTTTCGTAATCGGTGATACACCTGCACGTTTAACACCAGATGCTACAACAATTAACAACTGGGGTACAAATGCCGCACTGGCACTAGAAGACAATGAAAAAGGTCTTGTAAGCAGTGATGAATATCTAGGCGTTTTCTATCCATGGGGCTTTACCAGCGACAACGCTGGCCGAGACATAATTGTTCCACCAAGTCATATGATTATGCGTATGATTGCTCTAAGTGATCAAGTTTCATTCCCATGGTTTGCACCAGCAGGTACACGTCGTGGTGGTATTACTAACGCTTCATCTGTTGGTTACCTAACTGACGAAGGTGAATTCCAATCAGTGGCACTAAATGAAGGCCAACGCGATACATTGTACAATGTAAAAGTTAACCCAATTACATTCTTTGTAGGCGCAGGTCTTGTGAACTTTGGACAAAAGACTAGAGCAAGAAATGCAAGTGCGTTAGATCGCATCAACGTAGCACGTTTGGTAATTTATCTACGTAGCCAGTTGAACAAACTAGCAAAACCATACATCTTTGAACCCAACGACAAAATCACTCGTGATGAGATCAAGCAACAGGTCGAAAGCCTATTGTTAGAACTAGTTGGACAACGAGCACTGTATGACTTCTTAGTAGTCTGCGATGAAAGCAACAACACACCTAACAGAATTGATAGAAATGAACTATACGTAGACATTGCTATTGAACCTGTCAAGGCCGT